CGAGACGAACGACGAGTTCAGCAAGGAGACACTGTCAGAGTTCCGCAAGGGACTCGTGCTGCTCATGTCGGCAGCGGTGTACCTAGAACGTATCGACTTCCTGCTCTGCGGTGACGACAGTGAAGAGTCTTTTCACACCCGTTTGAAGGAGGACCTGAAAAATGACTGACGAGAAACTCCCCGAAGCGGCGGAAGCCGCCACCGACGTCGGGCAGGAGGACGAGGAGACCGAGGACATGATGTGGTTCTGGGCCGTATGCGTCGTGATCTTCACCGCCGTCGTGGCGGCAGCAGCATGGGAGAGGATGGCATGACCACGCTACGCGAAGCCGTTCAAGAGTTCGTCAGCGACTGGGACCGTGGCGGGTGCGGGCACTTCGCGTATTACGCCGAGAACTTCCGCAAGCTGCTGGCGCAGCCCGACATCCACCCACAGTGCGCTCAAGGCTGCGAGTTCCTGGCGATGGAGCAGCGACGCAACGAGCGTGAAGCTGCGCTCAAGGAAAGGGGGTTTGCATGACCACGCTACGCGAAGCCGCCCAGCAGGCGCTGGAGGCTCTGGACGAAATATGGTCGCTGGGTTTTAGAAGCACGGGCGACAGGCACAAAAACGCCATCACCGCCCTCCGCGACGCGCTGGCGCAGGAAGAGCAGGAGCCGGTGGCGTGGTTGAAGACCATGTACTCAGGAACGCGCCCAATGCTGGAAGTAGATCACCTACGGAAAGACACCTCAACACCAGTCTACACCCGCCCACCCCGCCGCGAGTGGCAGTCGTTGACGGCAGATACCGTATTTGCCAACAACGAGATCATGGCAGTGAACGCGAGTCTTGGGCTCAAGATGAACCAGCTCATGGACTTGGTTTGCGCCATCGAACGAGCGCTGAAGGAGAAAAACGCATGACTGACAAACCCGAAGCCCTGCGGCTGGCTGATGTGCTGCAAGACGGCGATAACTTCTATGCGGAATCATCGCTGTGGTACGACGGTAAGTTGGCGGCTGCGGCATGGGATGCCGCCGCCGAACTGCGCCGGCTGCACGACGTAGAGAAAGCCTACGAGTCCGCCTGCAAGATCATCGGCGAGCAGGACAAGAAGCTGGTGGAAATGGATCTCATCGCCGCAGCCCAGCGTGAAAAGGTTGCCCACTGGATGCGCAGCCTGGGCTACGCCACTGGCCACGGCGACACGACAGAGGATCTGCTGGACCACCTCGGCACGCAGATTTCCGAGGGACTGGAAGCCGAGGCGCTGATGGAGCGCATGGCGTGTGCGAGGGTGTGTGACGAACATGCCAGCGTCGAGGGTATCGCGCAGCGGTGTGCGGAGCAGATCAGAGCGAGGAGCAAGACATGACCACATGGCACAAAGGCCCGCCGCCCAGCATCGGCTGGTGGCCGGCGAGTGTTTGTCGTGATCCCGAAACGCTACGCTACTACAACGGAGAATGGTGGAGTGATCCGGCTTACTCCGATATGACTGCTGAAGAGGCAGCATGGCGCGCATCGTGGCGAGCTTTGCAAAACGACATCGAATGGACCGACAGGCCCGCATGGTGGCCGGAGAGGAGCAAGACATGACCGACAGAGAAATGCTGGAACTCGCTGCGAAGGCAACGGAGATTGAGTGGGTTGACGGGCACGAAAACGCTGGATTGCGCAACCGGGATGGTAGGGTGTGGAACCCACTTGTCTCTGACGGCGATGCGCTGCGGCTGGCGGTGAAGTTGAAGATTGGATCCATTGAAGCGCTTCGGCTATGGGCATCAGTCGACTGTGAAGCGGCAAATTCTGCTTATGAAATAGACCCCTACGCCGCCACTCGCCGCGCCATCGTCAGGGCTGCGGCTGAGATTGGGAGGAACACATGACCCTCCCCGCCGACGTCGCCCGCTGCCTCGGCTACGGTGCTGATGAGTGCAGCACCTGCCGAAGATACACCGACCCGCCGCATGAGCGGCAAGTATGGACCGGCCCCTGGGAACTCGAAGGGGTCCCCTGTGAAATGAGGATACCAATATGCACGACCCAGTCAATCACCCCCAGCACTACACCGAGCATCCGTCAGGTGTCGAGTGCATACAAATTACCGAGCACATGACCTTTTGTCTTGGCAATGCTGTCAAGTACATCTGGCGTGCCGACCTGAAACACGACGTCATCGAGGATCTCAAGAAAGCCCGGTGGTATATCGACAGAGAAATTAAGAGGAGAGAAGGTGGCAAGGACTGACAACATCCAAAAGTGGGCTGACATGCTGGCCCTGTGGGTCGAGGCACCCCGCACAGTCAACGAGCTGGCAACGCTGACCGGACTCGACAGAGGTGTCATCTATCGCTGGCGCAAGGTTCTGGAAGAAGAAGGTCTTATCTTCCGATGCGGAAGGACAGACACCAAGGCTTCCATATGGATCTGGCATCCAATGAAGAGGGGCAAACATTGATTGAACTCATCGTCATCGCCAACATCGTTGGCACACTGGTCCTCTTGTTGTGGTGCGAATGATGCACCCATCAGGACTGACGCTCGCCCGCTGGGCGTGGCCCTTCAAGACCGACGCGGAGCGCGTACTGGTCGCACGGTGGTTCGCCAAGCAAGACCGCGCCCAACGTGGGCAAGGTGAGCCCGCACTGTTCTGAGAGACACACATGCCTTACAACACCGACCACCCACCGAAGATTGCGGACCTCATCGCACTATTGATCAAGGCACCGCGCACAGGGCGTGAGCTTGCGGAACTGACAGGTATGCACCTGAGCACCGTCCGTGCATACCTCTTCGCTTTCCACGCCGAGGGCTTCATCCACTACGAAGAACCAGCGCACCCCACGAAACCGCGCGTCTACGTCTGGGACACTTCGTCGTTGTCGCCGCAAAAGCCGACACAAAGCTGATACAATCAAGCTACTCCGTCCCGTAACGGTCAGGGACAGATACCTGTATGCAGACAACACCTCGCACATGTAGCGCTGCATCCAGTACTTACGGCGAACCGTTCTCGGTAGCCAACGAGAAAGCCGTGGTGATCCGATCACCCAGAGATCAGGGGAGGCTGGGAATGTGCGTTTCCTCCCCTACCAAACACATCAACCCCGTAGCGGTCAGGGGTTGGGCTCCACGGAGGCAGTAGTATGCATCGCACATGCGAACCTGTCGCCGCACTTATGGCGAACCGCTCTCGTTGGCGCGAGAGAGCCTAAGTGGCTTTCATACCCAGAAGTCGGGGGAGGCTGGGAATGTGCGTCTCCTCCCCCGCCCAACAAGGAAACTAAATGGCAAAGACACCAGAGAAAATCGTCAAGGACATGTGCGTTGCTGTGTTGAAGACATACGGCGCATATCACTTCTTCCCAGTAATGGGGGGTTACGGACGCTCAGGCGTCCCGGACATCATCGCCTGCCTCAACGGCAAGTTCATCGGCATCGAATGCAAAGCGGGCTTCAACAAGACAACCGCGCTGCAAGACAAAGAGCTTGCGGCCATATCCGCAGCAGGGGGCACAACGCTAGTCGTGCGCGAAGACACGATCAATTTACTCATCGACACGCTCAGGAGCATCAAACATGGACTTTAATGATCTGCTCAAAGACACGCAACGGTTGCTTGAAGTAGCCGGTACGCTAGACCAAGACCATCAAGCAGCCATACTGCGCAGCGTACGCGCGCTGCTGTTTTGCGCCACAACGCAGAAAGCACACGGCGCGTTCGTCTGGGTCGACGGCGATTCGCTGTTGTGCATCGACGGCATCAACGCCACGCATTTGGACGTACTCGTGCTGTTGCGCACAGCGCATGACTCGTTTCTGGAGTCGTTCGAGCAAGACGCCGCCACTGCAACGCAGAACGGAGAAGTACATTGAGCAAGCCGCCATTCGACCGCATACTGGCGGTGGACTTCGAGACGTCCTGGGGGCGCGAGGTCAAGCTCGGGTTCTCGTGCCAGACCAACGAGGAGTACCTGCGCGACCCGCGCTTCAAGGCATGGGGCCTGTCGTGGAAGGAGGTCGGGACGGACAACAAGGCCGTCTGGGTCCGCCGCAACGGCGTCCAAGACTGGGCGGACAGCATCGACTGGACGCGCACCGCGCTCGTCTGCCAGAACACCCAGTTCGACGGCAGCATCCTGTCGTGGCACTACGGCGTGCAGCCGTGCTTCATGTTCGACACGCTCAGCATGGGCCGCGCCCTGCACGGCGTCGAGGTGGGCAACAGCCTGAAGGTGCTGGCCGAGCGCTACGGTCTGCCGCCCAAGGGAGACGGGCTCAGCCCGTCCGAGAACATCCTCGATGAGCTGCCCTTCGACGTCGAGCAGACACTGGCCGACTACTGCAAGCACGACACGTGGCTGTGCGAGCAGATCTTCCTGCGCATGCTGCCCGGGTATCCGACCAAGGAGCTGCGCCTGATCGACCTGACCCTGCGCATGTACACGCGCCCGCTGCTGGTGCTGGACGGGACGATGCTGGAGCCCGCCATCGAGGAAGAGCGCCAAGCACGGGAGGAGCTGCTCACTCGCCTGGGCGTGGAGGAGGCGGCGCTGGCGTCCAACGACAAGTTCGCCGCCGTGCTGGAGGGCATGGGCGTCGAGCCGCCGACGAAAGTCAGCAAGACCACCGGGGAGAAGACGTTCGCGTTCGCCAAGAACGACGCGCTGTTCCAGGCGATGATGAACTCCGACAACGAGGCCGTCGCCCTGCTGTGCGAGGCGCGGCTGATGGTCAAGTCCACGCTCCAGCGCACCCGTGCACAACGGTTCCTCGACATCTCGCGGCGCGGGCCGCTGCCCTTCCCGGTCAACTACTACGGCGCCGCCACGGGCCGGTACACGGCCAGCAAGGGCAGTCAGATCAACCTCCAGAACCTCAAGCGCGGGAGCTTTCTGCGCAAGGCCATCACCGCCCCCGAGGGCCACGTGCTGGTGGTGGGAGACCTGTCCCAGATCGAGCCGCGCGTGCTGGCGTGGCTGGCTGACTACGGCACGCTGCTCGACATCTTCAAGGGTGGCGGTGACCCCTACGCCACGTTCGGCTCGGGCATGTTCAACATCCCCGGGATGACCAAGGACTCCCACCCGGTGGAGCGGCAGAGCGCCAAGTCGGCGCTGCTGGGGTGCGGGTATCAGCTTGGCTGGGCGAGCTTCGCTGCACAATTATTGACGGGTTTCCTCGGTGCACCACCTAAAAGGTACACAAAAGCAGAAGCGCGGCAGCTCGGCGTGACGTCACGAGACGTCGACATCTTCATCGGCTCCGAACACCTCGTCAAGGCGATGGAGGCCATCCCGCACTCCTGCACGGCGCAGGAGCTGCTCATCCACTGCCTCGCCGCCCAGGCCATCATCACCCGGTACCGCGCCACGGCGCAGCCCGTCGTGCGTCTGTGGGAACTCTTCCAGAACCTCATCACCCACAGCCTGTACAAGGGCAACGAGTACCGCCACAAGTGCCTGACCTTCCGCAAGGAGGAGATCGTCTTGCCAAACGGCATGAGCTTGCGGTATCCTGACCTCAAGCCCGAAGGCGACGGGCGGCGCATCCAGTGGACGTACGCGGACGGCAAGAAGCGGTCGAAGCTGTACGCCGGGAAGATCACCAACAACGTCGTCCAAGGCACCGCGCGGATCGTGATGACCGACGGGATGCTCCGTATCGACAAACGCTACCCTGTGGCGGGCACGGTGCATGACGAGGCCATCGCAGTCGCGCCGGAGAGCGAAGCGGAAGACGCCAAGACATGGGTCTTGGCGCAGATGACTATTGAGCCTTCATACTTGCCGGGGATTCCGCTATCGGCAAGCGGAGGCATGCACAAACGCTATGGACTTGCAAAAGACTGACATCGTTGACTACGCAGCCCCCATGATCCGCATGGAGCAAATGATGCGTAAGGTTCATGACCTGTGCCTAGTGCACAGGTACGAAGAAGCCCGAGACGTGACGATCGAACTCGGTGCAGAAGCGCGCATGCTTCAGCATGTGCTCAAGTTGATGGACGAAAAGGAGAAAGCACTGTATGGAAATACCAAAGCAGATCAAGGTCGGCAAGAAGCTGTACATCGTCAACCAGCGCGCCAAGCCGAGGAAGCGATTCACGGTTGGTGAGGTCAACTACGACGCCAAGTACATCGACGTCGTCACGCACAGCAATTTCACGGGCCGCGCATTCAAGCGCGAGGAGCTTTACGACACGTTCTGGCATGAGCTGACGCATGCCATTCTTCACGAGATGGGCAGTCCGCTGCACAACGACGAAGCGTTCGTGACCGAGTTCTCCAGCCTGCTCAACAAAGCCATCCTCTCGGCTAAGTTCTGATGACAACTCCCATCACATGGTCGCACAGCGGGCTCAAGGATTTCGAGGGTTGCGCACGGCGCTACCACGAAGTCAAGGTGCTCAAGAAGTTCCCGTTCAAGGACACCAAGCACACCATCTACGGCAAGGACGTACACAAAGCCATCGAGCTGTACGGCAAGGACAACACGCCATTGCCCCCGGCACTGGTGGGCTTCCAGTCTGTTGTGGACGCGGTGCTGGCGCACCCTGGGCGCAAGCTGTTCGAACATGAGATGGGCGTCACGTCGGACCTCAGGCCCTGCGCGTTCGACGCCAAGGACCGCTGGGTCCGGGGCATCGCAGACCTGCTGATCATCAACGACGACAACCTGACGGCGCGGGTCGTGGACTGGAAAACGGGCAACGACAAGTACCCGGACAAAGACCAGCTCGTGCTGATGTCGCTAATGGTCTTCACGCACTTCCCCCATATCCGGCGCGTGTCCTCCGCCCTGATGTTCATCGTCAAGGGCAGCATGTTCAAGCACCGCATGGAGCGTGAGGAGGCCGAGGCGGCGTGGTGGAAGTACCGAGAGCGGGTGGCGAAGCTCGAAGCAGCGCACGCCAACGACGTGTGGAACCCGTCGCAGAGCCCGCTGTGCGGGTGGTGCCCGGTCAAGACTTGTGTGTTTCATCCTGAACATTAGGAGTAAGCATGGAGAGCAAGTACTCAACCGCGCAGCTACAGGAGTATTGGGACGCATGTCTCATATCCGGCTGGCGAAATTTTCACAACTACGGACGGCTTAAAGATCGGTGGGAGGCGATCACCGGCGAGAAACTCGAAGTACACAGGGACGACTTGAAGCGCATACCAAAAAAGTTTTTGCCGTACAAGGTTGGTGTACGCGTCTTTGTAGCCTCATACCTTCCGAAGATAAACACCCGTCTGCTGGCGCAGCCCGCAGAAAAAGATGTGGAGCTGCTTAAAAAGCTACAAACATCTTCGTACGATACGGAGGCGGTAAACTTGACGCGTACGGAAAAGGAAATGCGCAGCGCGCGCACATCGACAGAGTACCGTATGCAGCGCCTGGGCTTTGAGCAGCTTAAGCGCGAAACGCGTAACCACGCCACCGATTGGGGCGTAACTAAATAAACAGGAGGGCGTATGCCGTACAAGGACATGAACGATCGAGACACCTATCCCGCCTACGACCAGACAGAGAAAGCCAAGAAGGCCCGCGCTGAACGGAACAAGGCGCGGCGTCAGATGATGGCCGCAGGCAAAGTCCAGAAAGGAGATGGGAAAGACGTGCACCACAAGACGCCCCTGAGCAAGGGCGGCAAGACAGTGCCGGGTAACTTGTCGGTTGTACCGGCAAGCAAGAACCGGACGTTCAAGCGCAACAAGGATCACTCGATGAAGTGACGCAGGAGCAAATGTGCAAATCGTAGAAAACAAGATCCTGTTGTTCAGGACACAGCACCCGCAACGGTACAGCATCATCCCCAAGCACAAGGCCTTCCCGATCCCGGGGGGCTACGAGATCGCGGTCTACTGGGGCTTGGACGAAGCGCGGGTCCTGCGCAACCTGGGCGTGCGCAACGTCCCCTCCCCCATCTACGGGCGCTACGACTGGCCCGGGCGCTTCAAGCCGATGTCGCACCAGCAGGAGACGGCGAGCTTCCTCACGCTCAACCGGCGGGCGTTCGTGCTGTCGGAGCCGGGGACGGGCAAGACGCTGTCGGCGCTGTGGGCGGCGGACTACCTGATGACGCGCGGGGATGTGCGGCGCGTGCTCATCCTGTGCCCCATGTCGATCATGCACAGCGCGTGGATGCAGGACATCGGCAACTCCGTCATTCACCGCAGCGCCATCGTGGCCCACCATGCGCAGGCATCGCGCCGCATCGAGGCCGTGCAGGAAGGGCATGACATCGTCATCACCAACTACGAGGGGCTCGACCTGATCTCGACCGAGGTGAAGAACGACGGGCGCTTCGACCTCGTGATCGTCGACGAAGCCAACGCCTACAAGAACCCGCAGACCAAGCGGTGGAAGGTGCTCAACTCGCTGCTGACACCCAACACCTATCTCTGGATGATGACCGGCACGCCTGCGGCGCAGTCGCCAGTGGACGCCTACGGGCTGGCCAAGCTCGTCAACCCCAAGGGCGTACCCGCCTTCCAGACCGCGTGGCGCGACACGGTGATGAACAAGGTCACCATGTTCAAGTGGGCGCCCAAGGCCGACGCCGCCGACCGCGTGCACCGGGCGTTGCAGCCCGCCATCCGCTACACCAAGGCGCAGTGCCTGGACCTACCGCCCGTCGTGACGATGACGCGAGAGGTGCCGCTGACCCCGCAGCAGGCCAAGTACTACAACGCGCTGAAGACGGCGATGGTGGCGCAAGCGGCAGGCGAGACGATCACGGCTGTCAACGCAGCGGCGGCGCTCAACAAGCTGCTCCAGATCAGTTGCGGCGTGGCCTACTCGGACAACGGGGAGACGGTGGAGTTCGACGCCACGCCTCGGCTCAACGTGCTGCTGGAGGTGCTGGAGGAGACCGACCGCAAGGTCATCGTGTTCGCGCTGTTCCGCGCGGCCATCGAGACGATCTCGGTGTTCCTCAACAAGCGCGGGGTGGCGTGCGAGGAGATCCACGGCGGGGTGACGGCCACCAAGCGAGGCGACATCATCAAGCGCTTCCAGACCCTGCCCGACCCGCGCGTGCTGGTCATGCAGCCCCAGGCGGCTGCGCACGGGATCACGCTGACTGCGGCGGACACCGTCGTGTTCTTCGGCCCGCTGATGAGCGTCGAGCAGTACGTCCAGGCCTGCGCCCGGGCCGACCGCAAGGGGCAGACCAGTGACAAAGT